GAATTATACAATTTTTGTAATTGATGAGAACAGCCTAGTTTTTTACTAAGACATAATGAAAACAATAAATAGAATATTACAAGATAATTGATTTACTAGAACTGAAATAGCTGTATATAGAAAAATGTGAGTTACAAATTGAATGTGAGGCAAATGATGAATAAAGTTTACTAAAGAATTAGCGAAGTTGCCTTGATTTAAAAAAGGAAAGAAAAAACAGCTTTTAGTTGATATGGATTTAGTTTCTGATATTCACGATATTCGGTTTTATTTATGATGAGGTTTATTTTCGTTTCTAAGAGCTAATTGGACTTTTAGTTATAATATGATAAGATTATTCCATTGGACTACTCCTATGAGCAGATTTCTATTGTTTATGACATTATTTCTTTGAACTACTTTAGTGGGCTTTCGTTATTTTACTTGGACTAAGATTTTATAATGAGGAGAAAACAAACAGAGTATCTAAAATTGGCTTATATCACTTATAAAAATGCTAAAATTTGTGTTAAATGTTATTCTACAATAAATATAGTAGTACACCATAAAAATAATGACTTTACAGATAACAAGGAACACAATTTACAAATCTTGTGCCATAGGTGTCATATAAAACATCATAAAAAAGGATTTGTTCCTTGGAATAAGTGAAAGAAAATGGATTTAGAATATAGGGAAAAAATAAGCATTTTTAATAAATGAAAAATAATCTCTGTTGAACAAAGAGAAAAGACAAGGGAGGCATTAATTTGAAATTCTAATAAGTTAAATAAATGATGAAAATTTATTAATTGAATGTGATTAACTCAATGGAAAAAACTAACTTGATTAAGTTCTACTGTGTTTTATAAACTAGCCAAGTAATTATGAATATATGGGAAAAAAATTATTCGCAATATGAAGAATACTATTTAAGAAATGCTTGTAGTATTGTTACTTTATTAAATATTATGAAATATAATTTTGCTATTTTTGTTGTTCCTAATTTCATAATCAAGACTGCTATCTTTTTTGAAAGATTAAAATTATTTAATCCTTTTAGATGAGCAGAATTTTCTCCTATATATAAAGCTTTTGCTTGGTATCTTAGTAAAAAACTATGATTAAATTTTGAGGTTGTATTAAATAAAATATCTACATTAGATGATAATAGGACTTATTGAATATGAATAAAATGATATTGAACAGCTAAGTGGAATAAAATTAAAGAAGACTGAATTATAGATGAGGCTGATATGGATTATTTAGCTACATTTAGTTGATGAGTATGACACAATGCTTGATTTGATAATGAAACTTGATGAACTTTTATAGATACAGATTGAGGGAAGAATGTTAGATTACCAATATCTGTTTTAAGATACTGATTAAGCCTATGACTTTTTTGGGATAATATAAGAACTATATCTCCTGCCGATACATATACTGCTACTGTTACACATTTTACTGTCAGATTATTTCAAGCAGAGAAGAAATGAAAATTAGAAGAATATCTTAAAACGAATAAAGATAATGTATTTGTTATGAAAGCGAAAGAGTTGTATTTATATGGTAGATAATTATAATAGAATTACTTTAACAAGTAAGGAGGTGCTAATCTCGTATAGCTCATAGAAGTTATATGTAATGAATAATGCTACCTTAGGGCTAAATACCCATTGCTACTTTAATTAGTAGCTTTTTTCAACAAAAATATTGCAAAATAAATCAAGAACATTATAATTAGTTTACTAAATTCTCCTTAGTCCTAAAAGTCCTGTAAAAAGGGCTTTTTGTGTGTTTTATGTGAATATTGTGTGAATAAGTAGTTAAAAACTTGTATAATAAAAAATAATATGTATAAGATAATTACTTATTATTTAACTACCTCATTATGAAGACAATGAAAAGAGCAGTAGTTCCTTTAGCTAAAATCAAAAAAGTGGAGAGAATTACTAGATTAAGAGAATTATAAATTATTATTTGACATATTATATTTTTTAGATATAATATCTCAGTTGCAAATTAAATTTGTAATAACTGAATTTATAGTTAATATAGATTTACATTAAAAGACCTATATGTAGTGGTATAGTGTTTCTATGCCCTTACAGGTTTTTTAGAACACAAGTACCCACTACTACTTGTGTTTTTTTGTGCAAGTCTGACTAGGTAACTAGGGTAAACTATAATTCAGTTTCAGAGTTATGGATAAATATCATACAGGACATTAAAGATTGTATGGGGAGTTGAAACTACACTGAGAGCGACAGCTATTGCAGATGTAACAAGTCATTCAGGAACTATTTTAATAGTTATCTCTAATAAGATTAAAGACTTTAAACCTGACCAGTAACTTATTCAATATGTAATAAGTGAAGTAGTCTTCCTATAAGTGAGGGGGGATAAAGGGGGGAGTGTGTCTAAAAACTCTTGCACTTGCAGTATCTTAGTTATTAATTTAGGAGAATATGAATTTAGAATTAATTAAGAAGTGAGATATTTTAAAAAAATATGCACTTTCTCAAAGTGAAATGGAGGACGAATTGGAAAGTTTTATTGATTATTGGACTGAACCGAATAAGAAATGAAAAGAGAGGTGGGAGTTTGAGAAAACCTTTGAGCCTAATAGAAGATTTTTAAGGTGGCTAAGAAACAATAAGAAGTGGGGAAAAAAGAGAGGGGATAGTAAAACTATTACAATTTAATTAATAAAAAGATATGGAAAATAAAGAATTATTACAATTTACAGAGAGGGAATTATATATGCTTTCTGCACTTATTAGATATACAGAAGGAGAAAGAGAAACTACTCTTGATGCAGAAATGAGTGTATTAGATGAGAAAATTATATTAAATTTAGGAATAATAATAAATAATAAAAAAAATGATAAGTAAAAATATTAGAACAAAATGAGTATTATTAAATGATTGAAGAAAATTAGATATTACAGAGGAACAATATGCGGGATTGAAGTTGCAACTTGAAGACAGTAAGTTTTCTGACCCTTTGGTTATTAAAGATGCTGATACTTGAGATATTATATTTGATTGAAAAGTTGGTGCTATTAAGGAATTTATACATAAGAAAGCTAAAGTTAATAGTTGAGATGTATTTATTTGTGAATTTTGAAATAGACACCCATTAAGTCAAGTTTGAGAATGTGATTGTAAAATAGAATTTGATTGTATGAGCTTTCAATTTCAAGATAGATTAAAAGAAATGTGATTTAATTTTGATTATCCAAGATTTATTACAGATGAAATGAGAATAGTTTACAAAAAGAAATATTTATAATTATGGAGCAATTTAACGAAATAGACCTAGAATATATTAGGCAATTTAATAAATGGGAAAAATGACCTACAAATAATGATTGAATAAAAATCTGACCTATTTGAGATTATGTAATTAATCCTGATTGAGCTGAAAGAATAATAGTTTTAGATAAGTGGTGTGGATTTATAAAAATTCCTGTTCCACAAAGAATATTTTAATAATTAATAATAATATGAGAATAAACATAGCTTTACATTGTTTAGTAAGATATAAACAATATAATAAGTTAAAAGGAGGAAATAAAAAAAAGTATGAACAAATTAATAGGCAAATTACAGCAAGTTTTATACATATTTACTGATACTGACAAATAAAAAGTTCATATAATGCTCAAAAGAAAGTAACTTTGTGAAACGAAACTTATGTATTTGATGACAAGGATTGAAATTATAATTTAATCACATACTACATAACAGACAAAGACAGCTCACAAAGTTTTTTTGATGAAGCTAAAAAAAATAATATCAGAATTACTGAAAAAAAGAATAAATGAAAACATAAAAACACATTGAAACAAAACTACTATACTAAAGAAAATAGATACAACAGATATAATAAAAATAACACTAAAAAATAAATGAATAAATTTGAAGAATGTTTAATAGAATGAGAAAGATTTGAACTTTTTGTAGCTAGTATTTTATATGATACTTGAAGATTATATACTAAAAACCCTGATAAATATTGAATTGATTTATTATGAAAGGCAGGTAATGTTGAAGTGAAACTTGATACTAAATGAGAGGAAACTTGAAATCATTTTTTTGAAGTGAGTTATTGATTAGCTCCTAGTTGAGTTTTTAAATATGATAGTATGCAATATTTTGTTATTTGAACTTATGATGAGTTCTTCCTTTTAGAAAAGAATGATTTAATGAGAATGTTATTGATTTATTGAGAACAGAGATATTGATGAGATGATATGAAAAGCTTTTGATATATTGTTGCTAAGAAAGAGGTTAGAGAATGTGCTAGATTTATTTATAAAAAAACATAATGAGAAAAATTTGTTGTAAAAAATGTAAAACCTATTTTATTAAGCCTGAGAGCGATTTAGATATTATTAGGGTACTAGGAGTTAATTTATGCAGTAAAAGTTGTCGTAGGGCTTATATTGCTATGAAAAACAACGAAAAAAAAGAGAAGCTAATGTTGAAAAAACAAAAAGTGAAAATAAAAAAACAAAGCTCTATATCTTTTCTGACTAAAAAAGCTGACAAACTTTGGAGTGAGTGTGTTAAAATTAGAGATTGATATAAATGCCAATACTGTGATAAAACAGAATACTTAAATTCACATCATTTATTTACTAGGGCTAGAAAATCTACTAGGTGGGTTTTAAATAATGGTATTACTCTTTGTAGCTGACACCATACTTTAAGTTCTACATTTTCTGCACACCAAACTTGATTAGAGTTTTTTGAGTGGCTAGAAAAGAGAAAAGGTAGAGAATGGATAGATAAATTAAGCAGAGATAGTCAGGCAGTTATTAAGGTTACTCCTGCTTTTATACAAGAAAGGATAGAGTGATTGGAATTGTATAAAAAATGTATACAAATTAAATAGCTATACAAAGCAAATCTACGATATAATAAAAAAGATTTGACATTCTAACATAAAACAATATACTTAGATTAGTTCCTTAACATAGTCTAAAATAAAACAAAACAAGTACAGTAGAGCTTAGTGTTACTTATGTAGGTGGATTAGTTTAAATACTATGAGCTGTTTGATATAAGTTGTTATAAGGCTTCCTAAATAGGAGTGGCTGAGGTAATGTAAAACACATTGATTGAGATAATCATTAAGAGGGAAAACTGTATTGCAAACTGCTATGCTAACACTGTTGAGGTAAAATATGAGATTGAGAATGTAAAACATCTCCTTGCGAGTTATTCAAATATGGGTATAGGCTCTGTAAAAACCTATCAATAATCAATGTATTTCCAAAAGAGCAAGTGTTCCAAGTGGAGAGTGGTTAAGACCTACCATACAGAGTTTTATTTTAGATTATGTTAATGAACTAATTTTATTTCTTCATAATAATATATGAAAACACTATCTAAGGAGCAATTAGAATTACTGAAAAAACCCTTACCAAAGGAAGCAGTAAGTCCACACCCTACCAAAACATATTTATCAAGTATAAAAGCTATATATGTTACTGAAAGATTTAATGATGTATTTGGAGTATGAGTATGGAAAATTGAAACTGAGTTTATAGAAAAAGTGCAAGCAATGGTTGTTATAAAAGTAATTTTTACAGTTGCTGAATATAATATACATATTGAGAATTATTGAGGGAATGATAATGCTGATTTGTGAGATGCTTATAAATGAGCTGTTACAGATGCAATTACTAAAATTGGTAGTTTCTTATGAATAGGAGCTGATGTTTTTAAAGGTAAGCAAAAATGAGAAAGAACTGCTTGAACACCTTGAACACAAAACACAAATGAACTACCTTGGTTTGCAGATGAAAATTTAAAAACATTAGTAGACTTAGTTAAACAATGAAAGAAAATTACATTATTAGAGGTAAAAAATAAATATAGAATTGCAAAAAGATATAATGATGATTTATTAGAATTATGAATAATATAATGAGTAGAAACCCAATATTATATAGAAAGTTAGCCTTTAGTGTGTACTGTAATGCTAAGATTTGTGTTAAATGTTATGCTCTAAAAAATATAGAGGTACATCACAAAGATGAAAACATTGATAATCATTTAGAAGAAAATTTACAGATTTTATGTAAAAAATGCCACACAAGATTGCATAAAAAATGAATGATTGTTAGTGATAAGACAAGGAAGAAAATAGGTAAATCTCATTTATGATTAAAAAGAAGTTTAGAAGCAAGAGAAAAGATTAGATTATCCAAAATAGGTAATAAAAATGCATTATGAGCTGTGCGAAGTTTAGAAACTAGAAGAAAAATGCAACTATGAAAAAAAGGTAAAAAAATAATTCAATTAACAATGGATTGAGAAATTATTAAAGTATGGGACTATATAATAGAAGCTAAACGACAATTAAAACTTTCTAATATAAATAATTGTTTAAATTGAAGACATAAAACCTGTTGATGATACAAATGGAAATATTTTATTAATAACTTATAATTATGAAATTATATGAATTAGCTAGGGTTTATCAGGAAGCAATAAATACAGTAGACACTGAAACCTGAGAAATTACTGATGAAGCATTAGAATTACTAGACAAAACTGACAAGGATATTGAAACTAAATGAAAAAATATCGCCATTGTTAATCAAGAACTAGATAATAATATTGATGCTTTAGATATAGAGATAAAGAGATTGACACAGATGAAAAAGGTTATGAAAAATAATCAAACTAGACTAAAAGAATATTTAGCTTTTAATTTAGAAAAACTTTGATTAAAGGAAATCAAAACTGATTTATTTAAAATTGGTTTTCGTAAAAGTCAAATTGTTGAGGTTGATGAGAATATATTATTACCTGATAGATATGTTGTAACAAAAACTACACATACAGCCGATAAAAATTTATTGAAAAAAGCCTTAAAAGATTGAGAAGAAATAGAATGAGTTAAGCTTGTTGATAAGGAGAATTTATATATTAAATAAAAAAACTATGGAGAATTTAGAGAATAGTAAAATATTAATGAGTGATGATTATGCACTTTTCACTATGAGTGATAAAAATAGACCTGTTACACATTGACAAGTTAAAAAAATAAAAGACAGTATTGGTAAAATTGGTTATATAAATGAAGCCCCAATATTAGTTGATGAGAATTTAGTTATAATTGATTGACAGCATCGTTTTTCTGCCTGTAAAGAATTAGGATTACCTATTTACTACCAAATAGTAAAAGGAAATATGGAACAAATAATGATAGAATTAAATGCTAGTCAAAAAAATTGGACTTTGCCTAATTATATTAATCATTATGCAAAACAATGAAAAGAATGGTTTGTATATTTCTTAGAATTTCAAAAGAAATATGATTTACCAATTACAAGTGCAATGGCTTTATTAACTGATACTAAAAATAGTTGAAAAGCTATTAAAAATTGAGAATGATATAATGAATATAAATACTCAGAAATAATTGCTGAAATGGTAAATAGAATAGAATGATTTGTAGATTTTGCTAAAAACAGATATTTTCTTAGAGCATTAGTTAGAGTTTATATTAGAGCTTGAGTAAAATGATTATTAAAAGTAGAGGAACAAATTATGGTAGTACAAAGACAATTTAGTACATTAGATTATTGTATTATATTAGAAAATATTATTAATAGAAAAAAAAGAGCAAGAAACAGAATTGATTTAATTTGAATGTCTGATACAGCTAGAGGTTTGAAGTGAGCAAGTTTAAGAAAATAATTTATATATAATTAATAGAAAAATGGAAAATAGAAAAGTATATGTTGGTATAAAAACAAAATTTGAAACAATGGTGTTTATGATAGAAACAAATAAAAGTATAAGCGATATTAGAAATTTTTATGAAACATACTGAGCAATTACTGTTACAAATGACTGAAAGGATATAAAAGACAGCTTGGAAGCAATGACTTGAATGTTTATTGAATGAGATATAACTAGAGTTATAGCTAATTCTGATAATATAAAAGTTAAAATTTATGTAGATTTTGAAGATGCTAAAGAAGATGCAATATTTTGAGAAAGATTTAGTAGAATGGATATTGATGAAGATGAATGACTAGATAGTGATACATTAGAAACTTATGACAAATTACTTGAAACTATGAGAAATTGTTGAAAATTTACTAGAAAAGATATATCTAAAATGAAAGACTTTAAATATAAATTAAAGAATGAAAAAGATAAAGGAAAAAGACAAAAATTAATGAAAGAAAGCATAGTTAGTATTATGACTGCTATGGTTTCTAATGATATAATATAGTGAAAACAAAAGAAGTAATAGAATTTTTGGAAACCCAATCAAAAGATGTTGATTGGGTTATCCAAAAAAAAGAAACAAAGCAAGGTAGAAGCCTTGCACAAAATAGAACTTGGTATAAATTATTTTGAGCTATATCTAAACATTTATGATATAATGTCCAAGAAGTAAAAATATATATGTTGAGCTGATGCTTCTGAACAAAGAAATTGAAAATGAGTAAAGAGGAAATAGAAGTGCCTGTTATTTCAAATACATCTGATTTAACAAAAGAGCAATGAATATTTTTTATAGATACGATTATAGCTTTTGCAAAAATTAAGAATGTGCCTGTTGAAATAACAAGTGAAGAAGTGAGAAATTTATATGATAGCTACAAAGAATAATGTTAAATACAAAATACCTGACAGAAGTTAGGAAAAACCTATGATTTAGTCAAACTGAATTAGCTAATGCTATTTGAGTAAGAACTGAAACTATATGGAGATACGAACATAATACAGGAATAAACATACAAAATATTAAAAAAATTGTAGATGTTTATAATGAATGAAGAACTAATTGAGATTTTATTTGTAAATCTATAACTCAGTTTGAGTTGAAAGATTTTTTAATATAAAAAGATTATGATTTATTTAATTGCACTAGCTATTCTTATATGGGTAGCTATTAGCATATGACCATTGTGGTGTCTTGTTGTGTTGTTTTTATTTTGGTTATTAAGTTAAAAATTATGAAACAAATAAAATGGTTTTTAACAGAGGTATTTATAGTTTTAATTATAATTACTTTTATCTCTGTTAATATTTATTTATATGCAAAATCAGTATGAGCTTAAAAGATAAAATGAGAACACAAAGGTTGCTAGAATTATATGAATTAAATCCAAAACTTGTTCAAATTTTGTGAACAAAGGCAGTAAATATATTCCTTGCAATAATTATTAAAGGTAAAATAAAAAAGGCTATACAAAGGGCTAAAGATAGATTATAATAAAAAGAGTTTGACATTGTATCATAAAAGACTATAATGATTATGAGCTTAGGTAAATAACCTACTTATCTTAATTATTAATTAGTTACTTATGAGAAAATTTGATACAAAAGATATGACAATATTAGCAGAACATTTACTATGACTAAACAAAGCTAGTTGATGACTAGATTGAATTATCTTTACACTAGGCGATGTATATGATGATAATCAAACAAAGAAAGAGTTTAAGAATATGTATGGTATGACACCACTACAAGCAGAACAATTAACTGCTAGATTTATTAAATACCTAGAGTGATTTACTGAATAATCAATTATCCGAAATGATATAAAACTACATTTTAATTCATTATTTATAAATGAGAATGTCAATAGAAAAAATGATTGCTGAAACAGTAATCTCTGAATTAGAGAGTAACTCTAAGGTTGGTAAATTACTAACTGATAAACTACAAAATTTAGGTTTTGAGCCTCAAACTACAAAGATACAAGTTAGAAGACCACATAGAAAAACAGTTGAATTAAATAATCAACATTTCAAATTTGAAACAGTATTAAAGACTGCAATAACTTGAGCTAATATTGCTCTAGTATGACCTGCTTGATGAGGTAAAACTACTCTAGTAGAAAATGTAGCAAAATCACTAACTTTAGATTTTTATTCTAAGTCAGTATCTGCCCAAACTTGAATACACGAATTTTTCGGATATATGGAGGCAACTTGAAAATATATACCTACACTATTTAGAAAAGCCTACGAGAAAGGTTGAATATTCTTAGTAGATGAATTTGATGCAGGTAATCCTAATGTTCTAGCTTCATTAAATCAAGCTACTGCAAACTGAATGTGTGCATTTCCTGATAAAATGGTTTCAAAACATAAAGACTTTATAATTGTTATGGCTTGAAATACTTATTGAACTTGAGCAACTGCTGAGTATGTATGAAGAAATAAAATTGATTGAGCTACTCTTGATAGATTTGCTTTCATAGAGCTTCCTTATGATGAAAAAATGGAGCTTACAGCATCTACAAATAAAGAATGGTGTAAATATGTACAAAAGATTAGAAAGAGGGCAGAAACTAAAAAAGTTAGATGTATAATCTCTCCTAGAGCAACATTTATGGGGCAAGATTTATTAAAAGAGTGAATAGGTGTAGAAGATATTAAAAAAATGTTAATCTTCAAAGGTATGAGCCAAGATGAAATTAATCTAATAGATTTATCATTTGGAACAGCATCTAAAAAAAAGACAACTAAAAAACCTAAAACAGAAATTATAACAGATAGTGAATATGATAGTATGAGTGATTTAGAAAGAATACAAATAGCATCTGAGGAACTTAGAAGAACTATGCTACAAGAAAGAGTTAATAATTTTTAATCTTAAATATTATGAACAAAATAATTAGAAATGATTTTACATACTCTGAGTTTTTAGAGTATGTAACTACCACTAAAAGATTAGAAGATAATTGAAATGGCTCTGAGGAATGAAGTAGAGATTTTACATTAACTAATTCATTTAAAGAGGCTGTTGATTTAGCTAAGTATGGTTGGGATAGTTGATTAAAAATGTTAGAAGATATAGACTTAATAGCTGTTAATTGAAATTTAAGTACAGAGTTTGCTATTGAATGAGCTACTGTTGATGTTGCTAGATATGTAAATGGGCAACCTGATTGTATGATTAATTTTATAGATGAGATAGAGAGAGAAAAGCCACAAGTAACTATATATGTTCCTATATCTTATCAAGGTTGGGTAAATAGTGAAACTGCATCTAAATACTTAATAAGTGCCTTAAAGGTAATAGTAAAGAAAATGCAAACTCACGATGTAAAAGTATATTGAGTAATAGAAACAAGCTTAGAACACGATGACCTAGTTGTTGTAAAATTAAAAGATTTTGGGCAACAAATAGTATTAAATAATTTTGCTTTTGCTTTCCACCCAAGTTTTTTCAGAAGACTATGGTTTAGGTATCTTGAAACTAAGCCTTATTGGAGAGGTTGATATTGATGAAAAGTTAGAGATATTCCTAAAAAATTAATGAAGACACAAGTAGAAAAAAGCTATTGAGAAACTTGGTTTTTCCCTGAGATTAACTGACAAACTTTTGATGAAAAAGATATAGAGAAAAAAGGCTCTTAATTGAGCCTCTATTTTAAAAACTAATAAATAAAAATGGAAAAAATAAATCAAAAAGAAATATTTTTTAAGGCAAGTAGAAAAAAATCACAAACATACTGAGAATACAGACAAATCATAAAAAGTTGAGATTTAGAATATGATATATCTTGAGCTAGTGATGATGTAATATTCCTCCACCCTATGAAAGTAGATACTAAAAGTATTAGAATAGACTGCGATAAAAAGACAGGAGTATTTAGGTTGATGTTTTGAGTAAAAGAAGTATAATAAAAGTAATAAATGATAACAAATAAGTATGTATATAAACTTTTCAAATCATAGTATAGACAGGTGTATTGAAAGACACCCTGAAATAAAGAAGCAGAAAGTTAAAAAATATGCTATAAAAGAAGCTAAAGAATTTTTAGAGGCAACTCTGAGAGAATGGTTAAGTAATGCTTGAAAACAAAATAATCAATTAAGGAGAAAAAGTGATAGTAAATGAAAAATTACAATTACAGACTGAATACATAAAATAGTTTATACAAAAGTAGAGATATGAGAGATATTACTTATTACCTATGGATTTAAAGATGAGAATACACTTTTAGAATGGGAGATATTAAAGATGCTACCAAATTCATATAATAAATACAAGAAAGGCAAATATAGTAATTTTAATTAAAAAAGAATGAGAACAAATAATAACCTATCCCTAGACTGTCAAGATGCAGTAGATATTGGTTGAGATTACCAAGAGATAAGACAATTACAATGGAGTTTAAGACAAGAGTTTGATTTAGAAATAGAGGAGCAATTAATGGATTTAGTTATCAAGAATAAGTTAAGAATTTGAAAAGTTTGTTCTTTACATAGTGGAGAGAATTGATTTAAAGGTAATTTTTAATTAAACAGCTATGAAAACACTAGACATAATAATATATGCAGATAAAAGTATAGAGGTACTAGAAGATTTATCTAATCCTACTTTACACGAGATATCTCTTATTAGAAAAAGAGTTATGGTATGATTAGATATGGAACAATATAATGCCTATATCGCTTGTAAGATATGAGCCGAACGAGAAGCTTATATTGATAAGATTTTAAAATTAATTTAAGAACTATGAAGACAATAAGATTAGAGCTTTCAAAAGAGTTAAGTGAGAAATGATTATTAGATGATATTGAAACAGAGTATTATTTTTATAAAAATCCAAATTGAGAATATGCGATAATCTATTACCCTGATGACCCTGAATGGATAAATGGATATAAGGCTTTAAATTTAGAAGAAGCGATAGAATTTATTTGAAAAAATATGTGTCAAATGAAATTACTATATCCTAATGCTTGAAAATGGATTATGGATTTACAATTTGCAGAAGACAATATTAAATGAAATAGTTTAATAGAAGTATTTGAACAATTTATAGAATATTTATTAACTGAATGAATGATATGAAAACAATAGCAATATGAATAGGTATATGAATAGGTATACTGACTGGAGTAGTTACATATTTATTAATAGCAAATGTAAATATAGTCAAAAATGAAGATGTATGCACTCAAGAATTAAATACATATATTTGTTGAGAAGCACAACTTGAAGAATGAAAAACTTATAATATTAAAAAAATTTATATAAAAGAATTATGAAACTAATCCTAATAACCCTACTCCTAATCCCAACTATAACATATTCTAGTTATGAAATGCTAGAGCTAACTTTTATGTTAGAAGATTTAGGAGTGCTAAATGAGAGTGAAGTGTTTAATTTAATATTTGATGAATTATTTTATGACTAAAATAAAAGAAGTATGTGCAACTTGTTTTACTAATAATGTAAACACAATGTGAGAATGTGAATGTAGTTATTGAACTTGAAGAATATTAGAAATAGATAAAAATACTCTTGATAAAATATATTACTTACAAGATAAATGATTTAAAATTTCATTACAGAATGCAAGACAAGTTTTAAAATGTGATTAATAAAGTGAACTGTGATTATTTAATAAATAGAGAGAGTGAAGATTTTAATTGATAAGATAATGAAATGACTGAAAAAGAATTAGAAAAAATTATAGAAAACTCTAAAGGATTATTATCTTTAAAAGCTAATTGGGACGATGAATGAGCTATACCTATTAAAAAAGAGATTTGGAATTTAGCAATAAAAACATTAAGAGAAATTTATAAAGATGATATTTTAAAAAAATTTACCGAGCCTTGTATATCTCCTACTATTAATTGAGGTATAGATATTTCTTGGATAACAGATGATTATTCAATATTAATATGAATTTTTGAAGATGAGGATATTTCTTATAGTATTTTAACTTTTGAGGGTAAAGATATTATTAAAGAATTATGATGAGAATACACTAAAGAAAGTATAATAAGAGATTTTAAATTGGTTAATTAGTTTATTTAATAAATAGAATATATTGAAAACCACTATGTACATATCTTCCACTTGATATATTCAAGAAACAGCTAAGAATAATTACATAGAAAAATGAGTTAGGAAAGTAATGACTATTGATTTTGATGATGAAGCTTGGGAAGAATATAAACAAACCAAAGCTTGAAGTATAGAAAGGAGAGATATGCTAGAAGAAAAAACATTGGAAGCAGTTGCTAATATAATTAATAATAAGAACAAATGAGAGAAACAAGAAAGCAATTAATAGAAATACTAGAGCCTTATATGGATAAGACTTTAAGTGAGGGGTGTTGGGTAGAATATAGAGATAAATATTGAACAGAAAGAACTATAATGTTAGATTGAAGACACCAAATATTTAGTGATAAATTTTCAAATTATGTTTTAAACTGAATACATAAAGTAGATTTATGTATCACTTGTACTGATATACAAAATAGAGAATATAGGAGAGAATACATACCCACTAAAATACTAGGACACTATGATATAACAGCAGTATTGAAGTATATAAATAAAAAATGATATACTATAAATAATTCTGAAATAAGAGGGGACTGAATAATAGACTGAAAAGAATATGAAGATAAATATTTTTGACATATTAAATATAGACCACTAAATCTTTACTCAGAACAACAAGAAGCTGATTTACTTGAATTATTAAAGAAGCTTAGATAATATCAATAGAGAGTGTAGAAAAATATCTTAATAATTTAATAAAGAAATAACTATGAGAGAAACACCAATAGAAGCAATAGAAAGAGTTGCTAAAGATATGAAATTATCTGAACATAAATTAATGAAACAAACCTGTAAAAAATGTGAGCAAGCATTCCTAGACTTAATAGCTACTCAATGTTGAATTGAAAATGCTTTAGAATGTTTTACTAATGATATAGAAACAGATATATGTATTAAGTGCTTAGTTAGAATATGAAATAGATATATGGATTAATTTTTAAACAGAAATAATGAAAAATATAGATTGGAATAATTTATCAAGAAAAGAAATATATGAATTATGAGAAGAAGCAGAAGAATGGGGGAGAGAAGTTATTTGTGATGAAATATTACTTATACCTAATAAATATAAGCACGATAGTTGATATGGTTGTGTAGATATATTTTGATTTGATAGAGAAAATAATAAATTATATTTAGATAGATACCCCCACGATAGTATACAATTTGATTATTTTTCTGATATAAAAGCTAGTGATTTATGAATTGATTTTTATTTTAAATCAAAGGCACAGAGGATATTTTTAAAGAGAACTAAAAAGAAAAAATTTAAGTATCGTGCAAAATTAAGTACAGTTTATATTGAAGTAATTGAAAATGAATAAACAACAAATTACAAAACAAACTCAGAAACAATTATCTGAATTAATGGTAGAAGTATTTTTTGATTTAATATAATAACTAAACAATTATGATATGATATATGGATACTAGGAATTGGTTATCTGAAGATGAAGTTGTTACTAAATTTTTTTCTTGAGAATGTGCATTAATAAAAATTAAAGAATTAAAAAGATTACAAAAAATAGAAGATAAATACAACTCTATTAGAGATATTATAACTTAATATAGGAATAATGAGATTAATACATTGAGAAGCATTAGATATATTGTCTAAGTGAACAGATAATAGTATAGAACTAATCCTGATTGACCCCCCATATAACACTATTGCAAGTAAATGGGATAAATATGTTGATTTTAATAAATTCTTTGATATAGCTTGGAAAAAATTAAAACCTAATGGAAGCATAATAGTTTTTGCAAGTTGAAGTTTTACTCCTAGAGTTATGATGAGTAGCATAAATGAATATAAATATAAATATACTTGGATAAAAAACAATTCTACTAATTTTGTTCATAGCAAAAATAGGCCTATGACAAAACACGAAGATATACTTGTATTTAGTAAAGCCCCAATGGGGCATATATCTCAAATATGAGAAGAAAGAAGAATGATATATAATCCACAAGGGCTTATTAAGATAGATAAGAAAATTTCTTGAAATAATTTTGGAACTATTGCTTGACATAGACCTAGCCATAAGAAAGAATTAAAAAGAGAATATACAAACTATCCTAATGATGTGATAGATGATATTCCTGAAAAACCTACTACTAAAAAACTACACACTTCTGAAAAACCTGTGCAATTATTAGAAAAACTTATATTAACACACTCTAATAATGGATTAGTAATGGACTGTTTTATGTGAAGTGGTAGTACAGGAGTTGCTTGTAAAAACTTAAACAGAGATTTTATTTGAATTGAACTAGATGAGAATTATTTTAACATAGCAAAAGAAAGGCTAGCTATTTAATATAGCTTATATACACTAAGTAATTTGACTTTACATCTTCTTCTAAAATTTGTAAGCTTAGTGTATGTAACTTGTATTTAATAATAAAATCATTATAATAGACTTATTAACACTAAGTCTTTTTTTATGCACGAAAGAATACATATATGATGTTCTTGTAAAGCTTGTAGAACACCTTGATATAGGAATAGCTTTAGGCAAGACCAAATCAAGATAGGACATAGAAAGAAAAGAAGATTATATAAACAGCATCTTAAAGTAGGAAATGATGAGGTAATTGAAAATGCACTTATATATACAGATTAACTAAGCCTATTATGAAGCCTAGAAAAATAATTAATAAATGAGCTATATTTTGATACTATTCTGTTATAAAAGAAATTGAATGACAAGAGGTTAGGAGATTTGAATGTATCTGCATCTGTTGAAATATTAGGAATGTAAGATTAGATAAATTAAGATGAAAAGACAGTAATAGTTGTTGATGTATTAGAAAGAGGTATAAGTGAGGACATTGAATGACTTGAACTAGATTTTATTATATATATAAGAACTTAAAGGCTAGATGTACTAATGAGTGGGCTACTTGATATACAGACTACTGAGAGAGATGAATAAAAAATCTATGGAATAGCTTTATAGATTTTAGAGATGATATGTATAAAGACTATTTAAAACACGAAAAGAAATATTGAACTAAAAATACAACTATTGATAGAATTGATAACGAATGAAATTATCATAAAAGTAACTGTAAATGGAGTACAATTTTAGAACAATCTAATAATAAGAGAAGTAATATAGGTTACTATACAAATAAGAAATTTATTTTATAATAAATACAACTATGGCTTGATGAAGACCACCAAAGATTACACCTGCTGTACTGTCTAAATTAGAGGAGGGATTTACATATTCTTTAACTGATGAAGAATGTTGCCTTTTTGCTGATATTTCGCCTAAAACCCTTTATAGATATATAGAAGACAATCCTAAGTTCTGACAGAGAAAAGAGATATTAAAGAGGCAACCCAATATTACAGCCAAGATGAATTGGACAAATGAAATAAAAAAATGAACATACAATAGTTCAAAAGAATGGCTAGAAAGAAAAGCTAAGAGTGAATTTAGTTTAAGACAAGAAATACAGGCAGAAGTTGAATGAAACATTATAATTAAATTTGATATATAATGGTTGAGAAAATAAAATCATTTGCTAGAGAGATTACACTAGACTTAAAGTTTCTTAGAGCTTGGCAAAAACTATTCTTTAGTAATGCTAAAAGGTTTAATGTACTTGTTATTCACAGGAGAGCCTGAAAGACTATCGTTGTGGTAGTTTTTTTGATATATAAAGCAATTAGACATAAATGAATGTATTGATATATCGCACCTACTTATAAACAGGCTAAATTGATTGCATTTGATTTTCTTATGAGATTTGCCCAAAAGATACCTTGAACTGAGATTAATAAGTCTGAGTTAAAAGTTACACTATTTAATTGAAGCTCTATTATATTATTCTGAGCTGATACTCCTGATAGTTTGAGATGATTAGATTTGAAATGAGCAGTATTTGATGAATATGCACAACAGCCTAGTAATATCTACTGAGAGATTGTCTTCCCAATGATTAATGCGAACTGAGGTTGGGTTGTTTGGATATGAACACCTAAAGGAAAGAATATCTTTTATAGATTATATAATAAGGCAATCAAAGATGATAAGTTCTATGTAGATTATTTAACTGTTGATGATACAGGATTATTAAATGCTGAACAATTAGAGTTAGCGAGAGGCGAAATGAGTGAGGAAGAATTTAATCAAGAATATTATTTGAGTTGGACTGCATCTATCAAATGAAGTTATTACTGAAAACAAATTGAAGAAGCAAGGAGAGAAGATAGAATTAGAAAATGATTATTTGATAGTTTATTACCTGTTTATACATTTTGGGATTTATGAATGTCTGATGCAATGGCAATAGTGTTTGCCCAATTTGTTTGAAACGAGATTAGAATTATAGATTACTACGAGAATAGCTGACATTGATTTGAATTATATAGAGATTTGATGATATGAGAGATAGAGTTTTATTGAAGAATGAAGAAGTATAAATATTGAGGGCATTATTTCCCACACGATATTGCAGTAAGAGAATTAAGCACAGGATTAAGTAGAATGGAAACAGTACAAGACTTATTCTGAATAGACAAATGTGATGTTGTTGAGAAGTTAAGTGTTATGGATTGAATTAATGCTTGAAGAAGAATATTTGAGAAGATTTACTTTGATGCTGATAATTGTGAGATATTCTTAGATAAATTAGCAAGTTATAAGGCTAAGGTTGATGAGAAGAATTGAACAGTATGAAAGCCTGAACACGATGAAAACTCACATTGTTGAGATGCCTTTAGATATATGGCAGTTTGATATACAAAAGCAATCGCCCCTGAATACAGTTGAGGAATAACACAGCCTGATTATTCTGATTATTTATATTAGTTATTAATTTGCCTTTTTTCTCTAAATAATAATACTACGATTATTAGATAATAACTAAACTATTATGGAATTGGATTTATTATGATTAACTAAAGATGAAATTCTTACTCAAGTTTCTGCTGAAAAGGATTTGAGTGCGAGTTACTTTGAAGAAAAAAGACAGCAGTTTAGAGATAGAATTAAACTGATTAACTGACAAGCTAAATGAAAAGATAAAGTAAATATTAATATTGCTTCATCTCAGATTAATACTCTTATTGCCTTATCATATCAAGATGAGCTTACTGTAAAGTTTCAATGAAGAAGCTTTGAAGATTATGAAGTGGCTGATAACCTAGAAAACCTAGCTAGATTTGATACAGATGAGATGAATATGGATTGGAAGAATTACCAAAAAGAGTTTGATAGACTATTCTATTGAGTATCTGTAAGAATATTTGATAACTTTGATAGTAAAAGAAATGTTCCAATGTTTACAGTTCAAGACCCAATGGCTTGGTATGCTGACCCAACTCCAACTTGATATACTGCTCAAGATTTTAGGTTTCATTGATTTGAAAGTGAAGTTACAATGACACAATTAAAAAATGAAAGTTCTGCATTAGTAGCATCTGCTTGATTTTTTAATCTTGATGATTTACAAACTACAATTTCTACTGAAAGAGAAAAGAATTTACAATATAGAAATGAGGCAGATAAATTAGCTTTTCAAAAAGATACTACTGCAAATGCCTTAATTACTATTTATAATCATTATACAATTATAAAGTGAGAGAAATACTTTGTTGTAGTTGATAGTGATTGTAAAAACATACTGAAACTAATTAAATTAGATGCTGTTAATGAAGAAGAAAAGAAAGATGCTAGTTTAATACCATTTCCTGTTGTTCTAAACTACTTTAGACCAAGTAGAGATAATCCTATGGGTTATTCTGTTATGGATTATGTAGAAGACAAACAAAGAGCATCTAGTAAATTATTTAATCTACAATTAATCAAGGCAACAAAAGAAGCACTTGGTTGAGATTTTGTTTATGATGTGAATAAGATTAAGAATAGAGCTGATTTACAAAAACCTAGTATTACTTCAAGATATATTTGAATTAATCTTAAATCAGGAGAAAATATTTGAAATGTTGTACAAGAAGTTGCAAGAGAAAAACTTACACAAGATGTTGAGATGATGAGAAATAGCTTAAATAGAGAAGTACAAAACTCTACTTGAATTGATTGAATTATACAATGAGTTAGATGAGATAGAAGTATTACAGCTAGAGAAAGTCAAACTATACAACAGAATGCAAATCTTAATCTTGCTCTGAATAATAAAGTGAATAGTTGGGGAGAGAAAGCCTTTTGGAAATTATGGTATAGATGTTATAGAGAATACTTCTCAGGAAGTGCAGAAAAGATTGTTAGATTATCTAATTGATTTGGTAGTAATGTTATGAATTTCAAGAAAGTTGATTTTATCACTACAAATGATATAGATATTGATATAATAAATAAATCTGATGAAGATGCTAAAGTAGCAGAAGAAAAATTAAACATACCTAATTACCAAATACTTCTACAAGACCCAAATATTCCAAAGATAAATAAAACATTCATAAACAGGCATATATTAAGAATTAGTGGTACTCCTGCTAATATGATTAAGCAAATGATACCTGAAACTTATGAAGAACAAGATGCTAAAGAACAAATCTCAGTATTAAATCACGATATAGAAATACAAGATATTGATGTACAAACAGACCAAGCAACATATCTTATGATATATAAAAGATGATTGCCTACTGATGCTATGAAGAAGATTACAGCTAAAAGAGAAGCAATATATAAAGAACAGTTAAAACAAAAAACACAGGCTTGACTTAATGTAGATTGAATGCCTCAATGACAACAACAATGAATGTGATGAGCAATAAACAACTCAATGGCTAATTCACAATCTGCACAAAGACAAGATTGAGAAAGTGCTAGTATTGCTGACATAGCTTGATAATAACAAAAACTTGCCCTTACTTATAATTTAATTATAATAGGGGCATTATTTTATAACATTTTTATATGGAAATACCTACTTTTGATAAAGATTTAGTTACTAAAGAAGCCATAGAAGCACATTTAACAGATATACAATTTAAGTATATAGCTTGTCATACTAATATTAACTCAATCAATATAATGTTAGGAGCAATTAAGGCAGATATAGAAGAATGAAATGGAGATACAAAATCTTTAGAGATAGCTTTAGATGAACAAAATAATCAATTAGCATCTAATATATGAGCTATTGGTATTCATACAGACAATATAGAATTTTTAAAATCTAACCTAGACTAAAATGGTAATATCAAGAGCAAATTCAATGTGAATAAATTTAATGGAGGGGACAAAAAATCCGTTTCAAGTAAGTAATATTAGTAAATTACAAGATTTTTATGGTCTATCTTATATTGACTTATTTGATGAAACTGAAATGAAAAAGAAATGAGTTAAGAAAGAAGATTTAGAATATATAAAAGAGAACAGAGAGGTAGAGTTCGCTAAAAAGCCTACTGAATGATTTGAATTAAGAGATGTTCAATGAAAAGAAAAGTATAAAAAACTACAACAGTTTTATGGATTTAGTCTAAAAGACACTCAAGATACTGATAAATTATTGAAATTAGGAATGAATAATGAAGATATATTATATATCACTTGAAAAGATTTAGATGAGAAAAAAACAAGTAAATCAAAGGAAGTATTTAAAAAAATAGTAAAAGAAGCTCAAGATGAAGTTATTGCAGAAATGAAGAAAGATTTATGATGAGTTTCTCCTATCGCTTTGTGAAGTAAATGAACTCCTGAAATAGAAGATGCTAAAGAAGCTGAGATTGGTGGTATAGAATTATTAGATGAAATTAGTGAACTTAGAGAACAATATAAAAAAGAACATTGAAAATATCCAAGCTCTCAAATGAAATTAGAAACACTTAAAAAGAAATTATGAGTAAAGAACTAAATGCCTTAAAAGGTATGAAACAATTACAAAACTTCCCACCTTATCTAAAATTATGTAATGAAATAGAATTACAAATACAAGATTTAGATGCACAAATACTAGATACTATATGAGAGAATGAATTGAAATATACTTATATGGATTTAAAGAAAGTTGAGAGATTGTTGTTAAAACAATTCCTTGAGTTACCTGAAAATATAATCTCTAGTTTTGATAATATTGTTGAAACAGTTGATAAAGAAGAAGACTAATAATCTTCTTTTTTTTTGACAAAAATCTCTGTATACATATATTGAACAATGCAGTTGTTGCTGTATAATAATAACACTTAACAAATTAAATATGAGCGATTGAGCAAATATTGACAATCTAAGTTCTGAGGAACTTAATAGTGCCTTGATGAACGATATAGCAAAACTTGACTGAGGTTGAGGAGATGCACCTGCTGACACAAAACCTAAAGCTGAGGCTTGAGATTGAGAAGAAGCACCTACTGAGCCAACTGACCCTGCTAATGCAGATGATGAAAACCTTAGTAAGCCTGAAAAAAAGATTAAGAAACTCCTTTGACAAAGAAATGAGGAAAAGGATAAGAATATTACTCTTGAAAACAGGATAAAAGAACTAGAAAAACAAAATGCCGATAACAAGTTTTATACATCTAATCCTGATGCTGAAACACACAAAGAGGCTATTGATAAACTAATTGAAGAAAGAGGTTTTACAAGAGATGAAGCATATTTAATAACAGCGAATAAAGATATATTAGCTGATAATAGAACTGCTACTGCTTGAAATAGATGAATTGTATGAACAACACCTTGAGCAAATCTTAGGGATAAAAAACCTAACGATATGTCTTTAGATGAGTTAAATGTTACAGTAAGGGAAATGGAAAAAGCTTGAACAATAGGTATTTAATAATTATTTATTAACTATAAGATTATGGCTTCTATAACAAGATGAGATTTGAATGCTTGAGTATTACAAACTTGGCTATATAGAACAGTTTTAGAAAACTTTGAGCCAAATGTAGAATTTTTCAATATGTGAGAAAAACCTATGTTTGAAGATGGATATAATACTGTATCTTGGGCAAAATTTTCTCAATTAACTGTTTCTACTGCTACTGCTACTCTAACTGATTGAGTAACACCTACTGAAACTGCATTTAATGCAACAGTAATAACTGCTAGTCCTGAGGAATATGGTATATATGTAAACTTATCTAGTATGTTACTAGATACTACTGCTATAAACTTTATACAAGGGTCTGCAAAAGAAATTGGGTCTAATATGGCTAGAATTATAGATAACATTGTACAAGATGAAGTTATGACTTGAACTAATGTTAGATATAGTTGAGATGCTACTTCAAGAGTTACTATTGATGCTACTGATACACTAGACTGAGAAGACTTAATTGGTGCATATACACAATTACAATCTGCTAATGCTCCAACTTACGAGGGTTACTATGTTGCAATTTTGCACCCACATACTGTTTACGATTTAAAGAAAGATACATCTGTAACTTGATTTATTGAAACAAACAAATATGTAACTCCTGAAAAAATGATTAAAGGAGAAATTGGGGCAATCAATGGTGTGAGAATAGTTGTAAGTTCAAATGTTAATACATTTACTTCTACTGTTACTGTTTACCCAACATTAATTTGTGGTAGAGGTGCTTATGGTGTTCCAAGCTTAAACAGCCTACAAACATTTATAACTCCTAGAACTGCATCTGATAGCGACCCACTTGCACAAAGGGTCAAAGTTGGTGCTAAAGTTGCATTCGTTTCTAAAATATTGCAAGAAGATGCAATGATTAGACTTGAAAGTGCCACTAGTTTTGCATAGCCAAAAACTATCTAAACTAAATACAATAGAAATTAAGACCTTAGGGTCTTTTTTTATTATCTTAACTTTATTAAATAAGTATTTTTCTTTGACAAACAGATTAATATCAATATTAAAGTTGATTTATTAATAAATATAGATAGTATTAGTATTTATTAATAATACTAATATATGGTTTCAGAATTAGTTAATTTAGTTAAATGAGAAGCAAGAACTACAAGTAATAGAATTTGAGAAGAATTTTGAGTTGCTCATATGGAAATACTTAGAAAAATTAGGAAATTTACTATGGAAATTTCCATAGAAGATTTTAATAAAATGTTTGTTAAATCTACATATGAAAATTCATATAAAAGGATATTTGAAAATTATTCAATAAATAGAGATTGATATATGTTTCTCGTTATGAATATTCATAATAAAAAAGCTAATAGTAAAAAATTACAATTTATTAAAGCTTTTAATGATATGGAGAAAATTTTATTACAACAACAAAATTCCGAATGGTTAACAACTAGAGAATTATGAAAGGCTATAAGATTACAAGCAACAGATACTATAAAAGATTTTATTGAATATGCAAAAGAGCAAGGTGCAAGTAGTGGAGTAAAATTTTATTATGCTAATTTAACTAAAGCTGAATATAAAGCATTAAAATTACTACAACATAATAAACCTAAAACTAGAGATACTTTAGATAAAATGGAGTTATTTCACTTAACAGTTGCAGAGAATATGTTAAAAGGTGTTATTGTAGAAGAAATGAAAAAAGGCACACATTATAAAGAAATATACTTATTATGTAAACTAGCACTAGATAAGTTTGCTGATACATTGTATTTAGATGACATTTGACAAAAACAAATAAGAGCAGATTAATTTCTGCCCTTTTTTTTTGCTTTTTATTTCTCAGGTATTAAGATATAAGTATTAATTAATAATTTTGCCAAAAATGGATAATAAACAATTAACTCCACAACAAATATTAAATGAAAGTTATAATTGAAATTGAGCTGTGAGTACAACACCTTGAGCTTGATGAAATTTAATGGAAACTGATTTAGGAAATACTGTATGGGGAATTAGAAAAGTATCTACTGACTTATCTTTGTTTCATTGAATTTGGACTTATAATATACCACAAGCTTATTGGAGAATATCTGAAAATTGAACTGCTTTAGTTGATACAGATACTTCTACAAAATGTGTATCTAGTCTTTGACAGATGAATATGAATAGTTGAGCTACTATTTGAGATATAACTCATTTACATAGTAGAAGACACCCAAGATACCAACCTAACAGATGACATTATTATGCTACTGCTTGATATATACCTGCTCCTAGTGCTACTTGAATAAGAGAATGGGGATTATTAAGTAATTGAAGTGCTGTTATGTTTAGATTAACAGATTGAGTATTAGAATGAGTAATGAGGAATACTGTATGAACAACTAAGACTGTTGTTTTGGATTTACCTGCTTGAGCTGATTTATCTGCCTGAAACTTATACGATATACAATATCATTGGAGATGAGTATGAAATTATTATTTTTACTTTAATCTGAAATTAGTTTGAGTAATTACTAATCTTTGAGGTTGAACACAAGTATCTACTGCTAATCCTGCTATGGCTGTACATTATAGATGTGAAAATACAGATTGAACTGATGTTGCTATGAGTTTTGGTTGTGTAGATGTTACAAGTGAATGA